TCAACCTTAAATGCAAAGTAGTTAGCTTTGTCAATGGTCAGGCTGAAGTCTTCATCGTCAAGGTCTTGTGGAGTGACAGTTGTGCCACGAGCATAAGCCTTAACAGTAATTTCGGGTTCTTTGATAATCTTAACGGAATCACCCATGTTTGCAATCTCACCGAAGTAGTCGGAGTTTGTGATTGCTTCGCAAATAGCAGACTTGCGGAAAGCAAGCTGCACCTGTTTGCTGTAGATTACAGGTGAAAAATTACCGTTAGGAAGATTACCATACCCGGCTGCGGTAGTAAAAGCCATGATATATTCTCCTAATGTTGGCTGTTTTTCGTTACAGATGCAAACTTACCAGACTATTTAGAGGCTGATTCACTATGGGTGCGTAACATATCTAGTTGGCCTACCAGATATTTTACGGGCCATGCTCTTCAGGTAATCCGTAAGATGGTACTGTTTGCGGTTTTGTGTGAGCAGGTAGCGAACCAACTCACACTAATGTGACTATAGTTATACTTAAAGTAAACTGTTTGTCAACACTTTTTTTATTTATCTGGCAGAACCAGACATATCATAGATAAACTTTCCACTACGGATAGCTTCCATGATTTCATCAGAACGCTTCTCATATTCTTGAGGAGACATTTTCTGAACTTGAGATTCACGTAAATATGTAGATGCCTCATCTTCTTGTGGCTTACTACGTGTGTTACGTGTTTCAACTGATTTCGCTGCATCTTTGCCGTTAGAGGTTTTCTTTGCGGTAATACCTTTGTCAGCTTTATACAGGTCAATTGCTCGTGCAGCAGACTTTGCGTCATTATCATTGTCATACAATGCGTCCTGTACCCACTTAGGCTGTTCTTCAGCCCACTCGTGAAACTCATCGCTATCACGAATTTCACTAAAGTCAGGATGTAAACGCATGAGTTCTGCTTCAGCTTTTTCTTTCTTTGCAGACGACTGCATATAGTCAATTGCTTTTAATTTTTCTTCAAGCGCACTTGCTTGCTCTTTTGACTTTTTAATTGCAATTGTTTCAATAACAGCAGCAACATCTGGATATCTATTTGCCCATGCTTCCAAATCTTCTTCAGATGTAGGCAACTTAATTTCTTTTTTTGTTGCTGATTCTAGTTGACTTTTAAGCTGATTTAATTGCTCTTGAAACTCTTGTTCTTTTTCCTGCATGTGTCTGCGCAGGTCACCATAACGCTTTTTAAATGTCTTTTCTTCTGCGTTAGTTGGTTCAGCTTCTTTTGATTCAGCGTCTTCTTCTGCTTCACCACGTTGTTGTTTAAGCAACTGCTCTAATTCTTCTTCTTCCATTTTGCGTTTTTCTTCGTTGGTGTATTTACGATTTGCAAACGCGACTTTTTTTTGTGGCTGCATTTCTTCAGCCAAGATTGTTTCAGACATTATGTCTTCTCCTTGCTGGGGCTAACCGTAGCCATTTGTCGGGTGGGGGATTAGGTAGCCAGTTAATAGGTCTTATGTTCTCGTGGCAAGACCTCTACCACGTTCTGCCATAGGTAACATGAAACTACCTAAAGCTGAATCAAAATCAGAACCAAATACTTTAGCAATGATTGCTCTTGATGGTCCTCTCATCAAACGGCGAATTACTTCTTTCTCGTCCTCTGATAGGTTTATATAATTTTCTCTAGCTTTTAACAGGTCAATTTCCATTACTTGAGTCTCCCTGCCAGATATACAATTGGGTGTATAATCTTACACAAAATATTACCAACAAGACTATCTTCGGCTTTTCCTTTTGTCAAAACATGTTTTAGATGTTGCGTACGTTTCTTTGCAAGATACGCACCTAGTTTTGTTAGCCATGTGCTTTTCTTCATTCCAGCAACATAAGGTTTAAATAACCAATGATATCCTTTTTCATGATATGGTGTAAGATATCTACGCTGATAAATATCCCAAACTTTAATAGCACGAGTCCAATCATTTAATTGTGTCTGACGATACATTTCGGTGCAAACAATTTTACCGCCACCGCCGCCGCCGCCAGCACCTTCATAGTCTCTACGACCTTTACCAGTACCGCCGGGTGTTGCATAACCCTCTTTTGCTTGTGTTGCACTTAATTCACTACGAGCAACTTCAGAACGCATAGCGTCTGCCTGACGTTCAATTTCTGCACGTTTGCCTTCCTGTACAGCTTTTGCGCCACTAGATGTAAGAACTGCCTGTCCTTTACTATCCACAACGGGACGACCCTTGCTGTCAGTTACAATATTTCCTTTTCCTTGTGACGCTAAAGACTCACGCTCTGCTTGCATTTGCCTTCCACGCTCAGTGGCTTGTTCTCGCTGTACTCTATCTGCTTGCGCTTTTTCTGCTTTTGCAATAGCTTCTCTTGCTTGACGTTCCGTTGTGGAGCGAGTAACATCTGCAGCTAATCTAGCGTCTCTATCAACAGTTGTACGTGCTTCAAAAGGTACACCCATACGTTGTGCTTCTTTTGTTCTAAAATCTTCCTTAACCATAGATACTTCAGCAGGTGTCATAATGTCACCGACTTTTAAACCATAGTCTTGAAGACCACCTTGTAGTCTGTTAAGGGTACGAACATCTTCTGCAGTTGCACGTCTTGCAGGTTCACCTGTTGCTCGTGAAATAGTTTCTGCGCGACCAGACATAGCATCATCAACAGTCTGTCCGGGTCTATATGTGCCTCTAGCTGGTAAGCCCGTGATGTCACGCATAAATGTTGTTTTTGTTCCGAGAGTTGGACTTAGAGCATCTTTAAGAGTAAGATTAAAAGGTTCTGTAGGTTCTTTTGCTAATGTACCGTCATTCTTTACCCTATAAAATTCATCACCTACTTGTTCAAAAGTAACTATCTTAGGTTTTGTAGCTGTCCCACCACGTTGAACACTATACCTATTAACTTCTTCTTGTAATGGTGACAGACTTGACGCAGGAATTGGCGCACCACGTGCTGGTTCCATAGGACGTTGTGCAGGTAGTGGTACACCAGTTTCAAACGCAGGAAGTTGTGCTGCTGGTGGTCCAACTTGTTCTGGTGCTAATGCTGTAGTTGCTGGTGTAGTAGCCCTAGTGGGTTCAGCAGTTGTTCTACGCTCTGTTGCGGAAGCCTGTACCATAAGTGCTTCAGCTAATGGCTGGTTATTATATGTTAAACCTAAATCATCATAGATTGCTTTAGAGGCTTCCAATTCAAGTTGCTTTCTGTTACCACCAAATCCTGTGCCTAAGAAGCCAGTATCTAATGCTGGTGAATTTGAAATAGCTTGGTTTGCCGCTTCAGTATAATCAAACAATTGATTAATAGCATTGACTGTTTCACTGCTTGTTCTATTTTCTTTGAAGGTATTATATGTATCACGAGACATTGTAGCTTTTCTGCCATTAGGGTCAGTCAATGTTACACGGTCCATGCCACCAGTCAATGCCCCAATAATGCCAGGCATTTTGCTAGATTCAGATGAATCATAACTTACTTCATAGGTTGTCCCACCAGTAATTAAACCGTTAGATGAAGTGCCACCAAATACGGTGGTAGCTGATGGTGTCTCTGCACCCCTATCACCACCTCTATCCTGTGGAGTGGATACGGTAGGTGGAGCAACAGCTGAAGGTGCAACGTCCGTTACGTCTTGCTGGGCTTGTTGTGCTTTAGGAGAATAACCTGAAGGTATTGGATAAATTGGTTGACCATTAACAAATGGAATAGTCATTTCCTGACCTTGTTCATTTACGTAGGTACGCAAATCAGTATATCTACCTTCAGGTGTGCTAATAAGTTCTTGATATGTCGGGGTTGGTTGTGCTGGTAATGTTGGTACTGCTTGTTGTTGCATTGTAGTTGGCGTATACGTCATAACGGGTTGTGCTACAGGTGTAGTAGCAACGGCTGGTACAACTTGTGATTGTGTTGGTTGTACTCCCATACCTACAAAACCTTGTGGTTGTAGTGCTAGACCACCAAATGCAAAATTCATAGAGTTGTCATTATCATCTAACTCTAAATCGTCAATATCAAATGGAATGTCGTCTGGTAAAATAGCTTCTTCACTATTCCCCATCTGTCCCATATCATCCATTACTTGCAAACCTTTTTTAGCTTTCTGTCGCATTTTCATAAGCGTACTTAATCCATAATAACGAACAACGTCAGCAGGAAATACAAACTCACCCTCGCTTAGTTGTGCAGGAATATCATCCCGTACTTCTTCTTGTAGTGAGCCAGGTGGCACTTCATTGCCAGACACAGGGTCTACTGTACCGCCCTCATCTCTCAGACCGCCCTCTTCAAACATTTCCATTTGAGTTGCCATGCCACCCTCCTTGTAGTAGCCAAAGGTTCTAGCAAAAAAACCTCTATCTAATTCACCTTCATTAATTGCTTGATAATACTTTGACGCTGCGTCACGTCTTCGAGAACTATGTGGAATACCTGCTTTTTCAAATCTGTCAAGAAATGCGTCTGATATTCTTCCGGGGTCTTCCGTTGTTTCAAGATATTGTTTTAAAACGTCAGCGTCACCTCTACCCATACGTTCTTTGTATTTATAATATGGACTGTCTTTATCAGCGTAGATAGCGTCAAGAACATAATCTAATTGTGTTTCAACACTATCTTTTTTTCCAGTTTCATTTAAATACTCATTATACCATGAACGATGTCCTTTGTCCATAGCAAAATCATCTAATTGAAAAATACCGTATCCACCTTTGGGAACTGCACCTTTTTCTCTAGGGTCACCAGTTCTAGTCTGACGTTGTGCAGGGCTAAATGAACCGCCTGTTTCAACTTCAATATTGCCCATAATAGCAGCAATTGCTTCAGGACGAAGATTGCGACTTTTTAAATGCTCATATATACGTATTTTATTTTCACGTTGAGCATTAGCATAGGCTTCATCAACGTCCGTTCCTTTTGAAAACAATTCCGCTTGCCACGCTTCTGGGTCTTGTGGCTTTGGTTTTGGTAAAGGAACTGCACTATTTTGTTTAGCCATTTACTGCTTCCCTTAATTTTTTTAAGCTACGTAAGATTGCTATAGCACCCTGCGCACGATGCATTAAAATTGAATTATCACCTTGCTCTAAGGTTCTGTGTTGTTGTTCTACTAAACTATCCAGATATTTACTGAAGTGGTCCCATTGGCGGCTGTTGCTCAACATTGGCTTCAACTTGCTGAGTAGTTCCTTGTTGTTGCTGTCCATTTGCACTAAATCCTTGTTCACCCGGTAACGGAGCCATACCAACACCTATTGTTCCACCACCTGCTCCTGTTGGGTCCATAGCGTCTGCGCCAGCAACTGCCTGACCCTGTTCTGGTTGTGGTTGTTCTGATTGAAAGCCTTTCATGATTTCAGCTTGACGAGCGGCTTCATCCATATTATTCACAACTTTATCGGGGTCAAGTTCAAGAGACTTTGCAATCTCAGTAATAATATATTGAAACTTAGCAAATGGTGCGAGAGCAGGATTGCTGGCAATTCCTAAGAACTGCATAAGCCTCTGACTGCGTACCTCATTTGCCATGAGACTTTCTGTACCACGTGCTTTGACTTCTAGGTCACCTTTAATTTCGGGGTCAAAGTCAAATTGCATATTAAAGCGGAATAGTCCTTCACCTAATGGACGTAACAGATAGTCATCTATATTTTTAATTACCGTTTTAATTGAACCTGCAGCAGCATTCATTAACATAGAAATACCACTAGCTGTTCTACCAACACCAGTAATACCCGTTTGTCCATGCGCAAATGATGGGAAGCCTGAACTTTCATCTGCAAGCTGTCTAGCCTTGTCAAACATCATCATGTTCTCACTAGACACGTTAGGATACTTTGTACCAAAGATAGCCTGTCCGGGTGCGCCACCTTGTCTGCGGAACACCTTACCCGGATACACAGTTAAGTCCTGCCCCGGAACTAAGTTTGTTTCGTCTACTTCAATCAGTAAGTTTCCTGACAACACAGCATTGTCAACAGCCATACGCATAAAGCCATTCATCAATGTTTGTGTATCGTCCATGTTTTCCGCAATACCAATTCCAAAGAACGAATATGGATTAAGTTCATATGGAGTTGCATGATATGGTATCTTAGCTGGTTTAAATGGGTTGAGTACCATTCTAAGAAGTCTACTATTACAAATCCAAACATTGGCTTGCAATTCATCAAAGTCTTGCAGTTCTTTCGGAACTTCAATATCTTGTTCCATTAACATGGCAACGTCAACCATACCCCAATACTCAAGAACTTCAAATCGGTCTACACCGTGTTCAGGTGCATAGTCGGATAAGTCATCTTCCCAATATTTTTTAGTATAGTTTTCCCCTGCAGAAATTACTTCATCAATAACTTTAGAGCGGAAGTAAGGACGCTTCTTTAAATTACGCAGTTGTGAACGTGACATCTTGTGTCGTTCAATAACATACTGCGCTTCATCCATGTTGTTAGCGTCAGGGTCAGGATAAAAGTTCCATACCGATACGTGAGATACTTGTGGAACGGTTTTAAACAATGGGTCATATTCCCCATTTTCATTCCAGTTAGGATACTCTTTATCAGTAGCAAATGGTCCTTTCATTACGCCAGTTCCAAACAATGCCATTTCAAAAGCTAATGAACGAAGATGTTTGCCAGCACCAGACTCTTCTAGCTGGTCTATTACTTTCTTCTGCATCTTTTTAGCGGCAATCATTGCTGGACTAAATGTTATAGCGGAAGGTGTTTTTCCAGGTCCTTCTTTTAATTTATCTTGTAATGGTTCTAATTCATTACGCATACTACCTAATTTTTCAAGAAGGTCACGCTCTCTAGCACCCTTTGGTAATTCATTACCGTCCCCACGAAAACCATAAGGACTTACCAAGTTACGTAATTGTTCAGGTTCTTGGGGGTCAAAGTGTACGTCAGCAACAACGCCATCTGGAAGAATAGTAGGTTCAATGGATATAGGAAATTTTTGCCCAGCAAATAATACGTCAACAATCTGACCATACGCAGCCAGTGTTTTCGTTTTAGTTACCTTAATAAATACACGAGACTTTTCAGCTTCAGTAAACTGTACATCAGGACCGTACAAACCGCGATAGTTACGGTACGCACGAATCCAACGCTCCTCGTCTTGATAACGATAGTCTTCCGCTTTCTGATATCGTTCCTGAATAAAAGGAATAATTGAAGAAACAGATACGTCCGTAGAAAAAGAATCGTCTGTATCTTCTAACGCAATTGCGTCATCTTCAATCATAATATCATCTTCTGCCATGTTTTATGTCCTTAATATCCAAATGTTGCATCTGCTACTCGCATTCCACCGCCCGGTCTTCCCATAGGGTCATAATCAAATATACTAAACCTTGGTCTTGACATTATACCATATCTTAGCGCATCATACAAGTGGTCTTCTGAATGCGTGTCAATATCCTCTGGATTCTTTTTGTCAATGGGCAAGGACGGTAACTGTGCGACAATGTTCGTGCAATTATTAAAGAAGACAAGTCTTGGTTCCTCTGTGTATTCATCTACCTGTAGTCTACGGTGTATTTCGTTTTTACCAGCTACGCGACTACCTCTACTTCTATCTGACTGTCTCCAACGACATCCTCTTTGAATCATTTGTTCAGCAAGACTAGGACCAGTATCCCCACGCTTATGCCAAAGAGAAGAGTCAAGAACCCCGTACTTGATGTTACCATCACCAGACTCCAAGTCCAGTATCATTTCAGCCAAGTCTGTCGCAAGTACCTTTGATACGTAAAGTTCTCTGTAGACGATAAGTTGTTCTGAAGGTGCGACTGCAAACCAAAGTACGCCAGAAAAAGACCCGTAGCCATAATCACAAGCCCTAAACTTAACCCAGTTACTAGGGATGTGAAAAGGTTCAATAACATGAATATCACGATTGAACTCAGTAAAGGCTGCTCCTTCTTTAATGTCCCAATCTCCTTCCAGAAGCTGCCTACGCTGTTGCTCTGGTAGGGAGAGAAGCATGGCTTCGTAATCACCGCCCGAAGAGAGGTATGGGTTATCAGATAGTCTTGCAGGGATAAAGCGTCTTTTGAATAAAGACTTTCCAGCCTTCTCATGTCCAGCTGGGTATCGTAACACCTCTCCTGTTTCAATGTCTGTCGCATCGAATGCCTTTCCATATGGGGCAGGGTCAATGAACATTTTCTTGACCCAATGATGTCCCCGTCCACCGGGGTTAGTTGTTGCCCTCATAAAGATTGGCAAGTCTGGTGCAGTGGACCTTAGACGAGAACGCATATAGTTCCATGCGTAGGGTGTGGACCACTGTGTTAATTCGTCAAACCCTATCCAGCTAAATGCCAGACCCTGATAACGCAAGACATCTTCATCTCTATCCAGATAAGACATCCACAACCTTGCGCCAGATGGTGCAGTCCACTGCATCTTTCGTTCTGACCACTTAATACCGGGCCAGATTTTTGGGTACAACTCCTGCGATTTAAATATAAGTTCTCGCAGTTCTTCAGTTGTATGTCGTAACATCAATCCACTAAACTGTGGATGCCCCATATATCGAAGTGGGTCAGCAAGCATGGCGTATGACTTACCGCCCCCTGCACTGCCGCCGTAGAGAACTTCACGTTCTGATGCGGCAAGAAATTCTGTCTGTGGTCCGGGGTTAGGCTTGAAGAGTATATTTGCTGTCTCTTCTATATTTGACGTTTCGTATTCCTGTGTTTCATGTGCAACCTCTACAGTTTCTTTTATTTCAACTGTCGGCTTTTGCTGCACCTGTTCTTTTTTGTTCGATTTCTTGCGCCTTGGTGATTGCCGTTTGCGCATATTCTGCCCACTTACGGAGGCTTGCAACTTTGTTCTTACGCTTTCGCTCATTGTCTAGCCGCTTCCTTAAACCAACATGTGATATGTATCTACCACTATTTTTACTTAACCAGTTAGATACTTCACGATATGAATACTGTTTTACATGTTGTCTTGCTTTTTCTAGCAAGTCTAATTCAGTAGGTATTGGGTCAAGAATATCGGGGTCTTCTTCACTCTGTTTATAACCAAATGGTACAGTCCGTGCTATACGTGGTATCTGTACCCATTCGTTTTCTTCTTTAATGTCGGTTGGCTGTGGTAATTTCCACTTACCTGTGCTGCGTGTCATTTATTGGCCTAATAAACAAAGTATCACAATCTAAACATATACGTCTATTCTTACCTTTGCGTTTCATATTTTTTGTTGCGCACTTTGGGCAGGTATCATTTTTTCTGCCTTCTTTAATAGGTGCGTCCCAATTAATAAAAGTAAGAGTCATTTTCTTTTACGATTATCTTTTATTGTTACAGGGTTTACATATTTTTTAGGAACGAGTCCACCTTTACTGTACCCCGAACCGCCATCTCGTATTTTTTGTGCAATGTCTGCTTTAGCATCTGATAGAGACGGATAACGGTTACCAGCACCAATCCAACCTTTTCCGTCATCAGATTTAAATATATCTATTCTTTCTCCGTCAGGATTAATTATGTAGTACATACCAGCAGATTCTTTTTTAAAGCCAGCCATCACTCATCGTCTTCTTCTGCTACAGCTTTAGGTGGCATAAGCATAACACCGCCACTTGTTTTGACTTCCATCTTTTCTGTCTTTACTAAACCTACACGGTCAAGCAATTCTTTAGCGGCAGACATCTTATCACGAATACCAAGTTCAGTTGGGTCATACAGCGCACCTGTCATAGCAAGTGCAGCTTTTGGCGCATTACGTGCCATGTACATCTGAGTGGCTTCAAGAATTTCTTCCTTTAGTCCTTTGACAATAGCGGTAGTTGGAGTAGTGTCAGCATAGCCAGCAAGTTTCTTAGCGGTAACCATGTCACCACTAGCCTCGTCAAACAAGACCTCTAAAAACTTCTGTTGCTTTTCGTTTAACTCTCTAGCCATTTACTTACCCTTTTTCAAGCAAGCCTTTGCCTTCTTGCATTTAGCAGGTGTTTTACAACCTTTACATAGTTTCATTGCATTTCTCCTGAATACATTGCGTGTGCTAATTTTGTACTACGTGATTTTACCTGACTTGCCCACTTACTATCAAGCATTTCTTTTGAAGCAACTGTAAAATTATTATCATGTATAGCAGCCCACATCTTTTTAAACTTACACAGACGAGGTACACCCATATTAAATGCCATGTCCATGAGTACAAGTTGACGTACAGCGTCTAATCCTGCGATGCAAGGATGGGCATCCAGCAGTTCTTCTTCAACAATCTGTACGTCATTCTCTGCTAGAAGTATGGCATCTGCTTCTGTAATGCCAAATGAATACACGTGGTCAATGCTGGCAATGCCCATGTCTTCCAGTTCTTCGTCACTGATGCCACGGTCTTCTAGGTTTCTACCAATTCCAATAGTGTCAATGCCCAAGCTATCTTTATAAACTTGCAGCACTAAACCTTCATGTTCAATTAGTTTTTGTATGAATATGCTTTTATTGTATTTCATCTGTTAAGTTTTCTTGTGTTCGTTGCCCATCCAAATTCCGAATGCACCTGTCATAGCACCCATTACAACGCTTACAAAGGCTGACTGTGGTGCTGTCGGGTCTTCCAAGTTCATAAACCACTCTGCACAACGCCAACTCATTAGAGTTATCACTAACATCATAAAGCGTGGAATAATTTTCCATTCAAGTATTTGCTTTGCACTCACTTAGTTAAGCCTTTAGCCTTTTCAAATGTCCTCAAGCCGCCAAGTCCTAACATGCCCATGAGTACCGTCATCAGACTACCCATGTCAAACTCTGGTAGGTCAGGTAATTCCATACCAGCCATGCTTGCACCAAAAATAACAAATGGAGAAAGGACAAAGTGCCATGCCAACGCAACGCCGCATGTCCAGCCAATAAATGGTCTCCAACCTGCAACAAAGATATTACGATGCTTTGCTTCAGCTTTATTAATCTCAAGCTGACCCATTGCCTGTTCTTGTGCGTGTTTCTCAGACATGGTGGCAATCTCATGTGCCAACTTTGCCTTCTGGTCTTTATCTTCAATAAACTGGTCAAGTAGACCCGTTACTGGTCCGATTAATGATTGCCACATATTTTTGCTCTATCTCAAATCGTAATATTTCTAAACGTGTTTCCCAATCAGGTACTTCTTCACGTAATAATGTTATCTTATGTTCCCCTGCGAAACTGTGCAGTCTTCTTTGCAATTCGCTTCGGCTGTCGTACAAATTGTTGTCCTGCACGTGTACCTTCTCTCTTTGCCTTAGTTGTAGCAGAATATTCAGCATTTGTCAAGGACTTTATTGCTTTTTCAGGTAAATACCTTTCACCTGTTTGTCCAGAGGGCTTGCCACTCTTGGTGCGCCACTTCTGTTTTGTCCATGCTACTAGGCTTTTTTGTGGTGCTTTCATTATTACAGTATGCCCCTACGTTTAAGTCCAATGTACACTATAACAGATAATACACCAATGCCTATTACAATTGCAGTAGATAGTATTGCTATCTCTAATATTTTCTGTTTACGTTTACGTGCAGCTTCTTCTGCTTCTAGTCTAGCCTTACGTGCTTCTGCCTGAAACTTAATCCAGTCATTCCACAAACCCGGTCTGCCACATATTATCATAATTTGTTTTAGTTCTTCTTCTTTTTCTTTGATGACTTCAAGGGCCATAAACTCTTCAAAGTCATTGCCTCTATAGAATGGGCTATTCTTTTTATTTGTTACTTTTCTTTGTAATTCTTCTTTGCCATCTACAAACTTAACAATCTGACTACCAACACTTGCAATGTCACGTCCATTGGCTACTGCTTGTTTAATTACTCCGAAGGCTGCGTTAGCAGCGGCTAATTCTGCTAACATTTAATACACCTCGACTGTGCCTTTCTTTAGATACTTAGGGACACAATATGCGGTAACACGGTCTCGTTCATCCACCCAATCACGATAGGTGTAGCTTCCATAACGTCTTGACACTTCACGGGCATAGAAGTTGCAGTCCGTAATACTGCGGAAATACATGTCTCCACTAGCAAGGTAGCGGCTTTCTCCAGTTCCGATGTATACAAGTAAGATGAAGACATGCACCATTCCATTATGACTTATAGCCTCCACCTGCTGCCTTATATTCACGTGCTAACATCTGTGCCTTACGTGCTGACCACTGTCCGGGTTTACCACCCTTGCTGCCAGCTTTAATCTTTTCAAATAATCTTTTTCTCATGGTTGGCTTAGTGTAGTTGCCAGCTTCATTAACTCTACTTTTGCTCTGCGTTTTAGGCTTCGCCGATTTGCCAGCTTTTCCAACTGACCCACCCGGCGCGAACTTCTGTCCTTTCGCCACTCCTTTAACTGTTCCTTTGTTGGCTGCTGCGTAGAAGACTTGCTCACCCTTCTTCTCCCCATATTGCTTTTTCATTGCGGCTTTTATCTCAGAACCTTTTGTTGTAAGGGGCATCTCTCCTATCTCCTATGTACGAGTACCAATAAATGTTTCTTCAACATTAAAGACAACAGTTACTGCGCTATTAGCACTAGCCAGTCCACGGAACTTATCTGCTTTATACAAATACAAACTGTCTGTAATCTGTAGCAGACTATTGGCTGGCAAACTAACTGTTTCAGCCAGCGTGTAATACGTTGTGTTCTGACTGTTGTACCAATCAAGACTAAATGTAACAGCACTACTTGAAGCATTGTTAATGTAAATGCTTTTAATTGTGCTTTCATAATTAGCAGGTACAGTATACAAGTCTGCATTACTTGTAGTGAGTTCTATGCCAACGGTGCGATTTTTAGTTGTCATGTTACACTCCGTTGGTCAAATCATAAAAGATAAGTGAGCCAATAGCTGAACCTGAAGGTGTACCTGTTACGGCAGTACGAATACCAACCGTCATAATGTCGCTTGTGCCACCTATTGTTCTACCAAGCTGCAAACTAAACTTGTAACCTGTTGGTGCGTCAACGCCACTACCAGCCTGTACAGTATTTGTAATATAGTCTAACTGCACAACTTCACCGCCTGTCATTGCGGTAGCACTTACGTCATAATCCACATTGGTAAATGTGCTGGTATCCCAAGATGGACTTGTTAATGTGGCATTACGAACAAGTGTTATAATGTAATCTTGTCCAGTAGTAGGCAAGACTTTAACAATTTGTGGAAGTACAACAGCATCTAATGAAGCACTATTCAAACGGACGGATACTAAAGGTAAAGTTGTTAAACCGATACTTGAAAGCGTAGTAGTTCGTTGTGCAGCCAGTTCGTTTACATCTTGTTGATAGCCGCCTTCGCTGATGACTGTACTACAAATTTGTTTCATTATAGCAGCAGAACCGATAGTATCTGTTGCGGTAATCTCATAACGTATAGGCAAGATAGCTGTCTTCATATATACTGAAGTCAAGTTATTAGCGTTGTGAAATTTGTGGCAGATTATGTTCTTACCATCAATTACAAAACCTACACGAACTGTACCAACGCCAAGCCACTCGTAGTCAATTAAAAGAATCTGTGTTTTTGTTTCATCTAGTGTGTATCCACTAGGACCAGTACCATCCAGTTTATCTACATTCCAGTTAGCCTGTGTCACATATCGTGCATCACTTGCGCTACCACTTGTTGATGTACGAATTACAAAGCGTAAATCTGTTTCATTCTGTTCAAAGTATACACCATCATTAGCACCAAAGTATCCTACACGTTGGCGTAGATTAGCCTGTGATTCAGCCATTGCAAAAGTAGCAAGGGTAAGCAGTGACTTTCCCG